CTGATGCTAGTGCCGAAGTTACAGGGATTGCTATGACAATGTCCTTAGGTAGTACTAAAAATGTTATTTGGACAGAAATAAGTACAGGAACAACAGTTCCATGGAAAAATGTTGCTTGATTTAGGATGAAAACACAAATATAATAAAATACTAAGGAATCTAAAATATGGCTAATAGTACATCAGCAATTTAAAATTAACTGTTCAGGCAACAGGGGAAAATTCAGGTACCTGGGGTCAAATTACTAATACCAATTTATTAATTTTAGAACAAGCTATTGGTGGATACACTGGAGTGGCTTTAAATGCTACAACAGGAGCAACCTTAACTTTTGCCAATGGTGTTTTGTCTAATGGTAAAGATCAAGTTATAAAATTAACAGGGACTATTACATCAAATGTAAATGTGACTATTCCAGATGGAATTGAAAAAACTTATTTAATTGAAAATGCAACCAGTGGTGCTTTTACCGTTACTTTTAAAACTTCTTCTGGAACAGGGGTTACTTGGGGCACTACAGATAAAACAACTAAATTAATTTATTCAGATGGAACTAATGTTATTAACTCAGGTTTTGTTAAAAATGCCATTACAGAAGTTTCTGAAGATACTACTCCTCAACTAGGAGGAAATTTAAGTTTAAATTCAAATGATATTGATGGTACAGGTGATATTGATATCACAGGTAATATTACAGCTTCAAGTAATGGAAGAGTTGCTTCTTTTGGAGGTGGAACAGCTGCTTCAGGAACAACAGGTGAAATCAGAGCAACAAATGATGTTACTGCTTTTTATTCTTCTGATGTTGCATTAAAAGAAAATATTGTAAATATACCTAATCCACTAGAAGCAATTAAAAAATTAAATGGCGTATTATTTGATTGGAAAAAATCATATATAGATGCAAGAGGTGGTGAAGATGGTTACTTTGTGAGAAAAAAAGATGTAGGAGTTATAGCTCAAGAAGTAGAAAAAGTTTTACCAGAAGCTGTTGCACAAAGAGCCAACGGAATTAAAGCGGTTAAATACGATAGACTTACTTGTTTACTGATTGAAGCAGTTAAGGTATTATCTGATAAAATACAAAAATTTGAGGAAAAATAATAATGGCGGTTCCTACTACTAATGTTGGATTATCAGATATTCAAACTGAATTTGGTGGTTCAAATCCTATTTCATTATCAGAATATTATGCAGGAGGTCCTTTAGTTCCTCCAGGAACATCAGGTCCTTTTGGATCTGTTCCTTCTTCTGGACAAATAAGTATAGGAGATTTTAGAGGAACAGTTGCAACAGTTCCTGTCACGTTCTCTTACTTAGTTGTTGCTGGTGGTGGCGGTGGTGGTTCTGCTTATGGAGGCGGCGGAGGAGCTGGAGAAAGACGAGCTGCATTTCCAGCAGCCCCATTAACACTATCTGCTGGCAGTTATCCTGTTACAGTAGGCGGAGGTGGAGCAGGTGGAAATCCTGGAAATAGAGTAGGACAATCTGGACAAAATTCTGTGTTTTCAAGTATTACAGCCACAGGTGGTGGCGGAGGTGGAGGAAACTCTCCAAATGCTGGTTTACCTGGAGGATCTGGTGGAGGCGGAGGATCAGCTCCATCTACTGCAACAGGCCCTGGAGGAACTGGCATAGGAACAGCTGGTAGAGGTCAACCTGGAGGTTCTGGAAGAACTAACCCTGCTGGTTTTGCTGGTGGTGGCGGTGGAGGATCTAACACTGCTGGACAACCGTGGACTGAACCTGCAGATCAAAACCGAGGTGGTGCTGGAGGTGCTGGAGATGGATTATCAATTACAGGCTCACCTGTCTCAAGATCCGGTGGCGGTGGAGCATCTGGTCAAGAAGCAGACGGTGCTGGAGGAGTTGGAGGAGGTTCTCCTGGAAATGGAGGAAATGGTACAGTTAACACTGGAGGCGGTGGCGGAGGTCATTCTCCAGGAACAACAGCGGGACAAGGTGGATCTGGTATTGTACAATTAAGATGTCCAGGAACACAACCAGTTTCTGTTTCACCTGGTACAAACACAAGAACAGTTTTAGGACCTGGAGAACAGTTATTAGAATTTACTGTCCCAGGAACATTAAGTATTCCATAGGAGATAAAATGGGTCATTTTGCTGAGTTAGATAACAATAATAAAGTTTTAGGGGTTTACACCGCTTGTAATGAGGATATTGCAAATCATGGTGGAGAACAATCTGAAGAAGCAGCTAATTATTTTGCAAGTTATACTCCATTGTCTGAAAACGGTGTAAAATATGTCCAAACTTCTTACAATGGTAATTTTAGAAAACAATATGCCGGTATTGGATATACTTACGATCCAATAAATGATGTTTTTATTTCTCCAAAAGAATATGAATCTTGGGTTTTAGATGAAAACTTTAATTGGCAGCCTCCAACAGGGTGGCCTAATTTAAATACTATTTACGATTCAAAATACTTTATATTAGATACAGTGTGGAATGAAGAAAATAAAAATTTTATTATATATGACGCAATGGATAATATTTTCCCTTATACTGGTTGGAATTTAAACAATGAAAATAAATATCAAGGACCTGTAACAGTTACTAATTACCCTGCCGAAAACCCTAATGATATGTATACAAGTTATATAGATCCAGTTGATAATGTAGAAAAATATCGAGGATATAAAAGACAATATGTAATGTATTGGGATGTAGATCAAAATGAATTTAAAATAAAAGGTGTAAGAGGAAATAGATTAAAATATAATGCTACATTAAATCAATGGGAAAACGAATTTGCTTCTTGGACAAAAAATACAAATGGAATTTGGGAACCACCTGTAGAATGGCCTTCTAATGAAACATATGGAGACGGTAATTCTTACTATAAAATATCTTGGGATGAATCTAATCTTCGTTGGAAAGGTTTAGACAATCAAGATAACACTTTTTATTGGGAAGCTTCATCAAATTCTTGGATTTCATACATTGAATAATTTGTAAAATAGAGTATAGAGTATTTTATACTTTATGAATTTACACAATTATTTTTATTATTTTAAGTCTGTTTTACCTCATAAATTATGTGATGATATAATTAATTTTGGTGAATCTCAAAACACAGGACAAGCAATTACAGGAATTTTACAAGATGTAAAAAACCCTTCAAAAAAATTATTGAAAAAAAATTTAAAACAAAGAAATTCAACTGTTGCTTTTTTAAGTGAACATTGGATTTATAAAGAAATACACCCTTATATACAAAGAGCAAATACAGAAGCTGGTTGGAATTTTGAATGGGATTGGTCTGAGCCAGCACAATTTACAAAATATGCTTTGAATCAACATTATGATTGGCATAAAGATTCTTGGGATTTACCTTATAATGATATTGATAATAAAAATAAACACGGAAAAATAAGAAAATTATCTGTAACTTGTTCTTTATCTGATTCTTCTGAATATGAAGGAGGAGAATTATTATTTAAAACATTTGATCAAAAACAAAAAATAATTAAATGTGATCAAATAGCATCTAAAGGATCAATTGTTGTTTTTCCTTCTTTCGTTTGGCATACAGTTAAACCAGTTACAAAAGGAACTAGATATTCTTTAGTAATGTGGAATTTAGGATATCCATTTAAATAATATGATTGTACCCACAATAATTTTAGATAATTTTTTTAGATATCCAGAAAAAATTGTAGATTTTGCAAAATCTTTAAATTATGCAGAGTCTAACGATGGAAGATGGCCTGGGAAAAGAAGTGGTCTTATACACGAAATAGATCCAATTTTTTTTAATGAATTTTGTAGAAAAGTTATGAAAACATTGTGGCCAGTAGAAGGAGATAATTTTTTTTATCAGTGTAATTTAATGTTTCAAAGCATACCTAATGTTTATCCAAATGATGGATGGATACATCAAGATTCAGATCAAATAACCGCTATTGTTTATTTATCAAAACATAAAGAGTGTGGCACATCTATTTTTGAACCAAGGTTTCATAAAACAACTTTTGAAAACACAACAGAAAAAAAACAAATCTACATTAATAAAGATTTTAAAAACGAAAAAAAATTATTAAAAGAAAATAATGAACAATATGAAGAAACCATTAGTGTTAAGTCAAGATTTAATAGGATTATTATTTTTGATAGTAATCAAATACATAGTGCACAAAAATTTTTAGAAAAAGATATTTCTGATGATCGATTAACTTTAATAGGTTTTTTTAATAACATACATGGAAATGGTATAAAATTTCATGCTTCTGAAAATAATAGGATATGACTTTATATTATAAAGAAAAAAATAATGTTTTAACGAAAGAAGAATGTGATTTTTGTATACATTTTTTTGATCAATTTGACCATGTTAAGGAATATTATGAAAATAATAATACTTTTATTATGAGTTTAAAAAATTTAAATTTTAAAATAAAAGATAAAATTATAAATAATGTTTTAAGTATGTTTGATTTAAAATTAAATTACGATCAATTTGTATATTGGCCAGATAATTCTTATATGGGTTCTCATAAAGATGGAAAAGCTGTTAAAGATAATCATTTTGTTTCTATTACTTATTTAAACGATAATTACAAAGGAGGGAGAACATTGATTGACAATAAAGCAATAAAGAATAGATTAGGAAAAACCATAGTTTTTAATAGTCAAGAAATAGAACATGGCGTAGAAAAAGTGAATGGAAAAAGGTATACACATATAGCATGGTGGAGGATCAATGAAAAAAGAATTTAATAAAAAAGGTTTTGTTGTAATTAAAAAAGCTGTAGATAAAAAAATTATGGATTTTGTATATGATTATTTTTATCTTAAAAGACAAGTTGCGAAAACCTTATTTGAAACTAAATATATATCTCCATTTACAACTTATTTAGGAGTGTGGAATGATGTTCAAGTTCCAGAAACTTATTCACACTATTCCGACATAGCAATGGAGATTTTGTTACAAATGGTTCAGCCAAAAATGGAAAAAGAAACAGGATTAAAATTAATACCAACTTATTCCTATGCTCGTTTGTATAAAAAAGGAGATGAATTGAAAAGACACAAAGATAGATTTAGTTGTGAGATTTCCACTACATTAAATATAGGAGGAGATCCTTGGCCAATCTACATAGAACCAAATTCAAAAAAAGGAAAACAAACAGAAAGTGGTTATGTATCAGAACATACGAAAGGAGTTAAAGTAGATTTAAAACCTGGAGATATGTTAGTATATAAAGGTAATCTTTTAGAACATTGGAGAGAACCATTCATGGGTGAAAATTGTGCTCAAGTTTTCCTACATTACAATAATAAAAAAACTAATGGTTCTGAAGAAAATATATATGATCGCAGACCTCATTTAGGTTTACCGGCTGATTTTAAAAAAATTTAATGAATATAGTTGAGAGATTTTCAAAATTTCTCACTTATGTAGAATACCCAAAAGAAAAATGCTCTTGGCACATATCAGGTATTATTCCTAAATTCTCTAATCAAGTTCATAAATATGATGTAAGAGGGATGAGAGCTGAAAATAATGGACATTTAAGTAAGCCAGGATCTACGTCATCTACAGCAGATAAAATGGTATTTGAGACAGATGTTAATTGGTTGATATTTGACACAGAAGAATTTCACAGATATTTATATAATAATAAAATAACTATAATTCATCTAGATGATATGGTCAAAAACCTTAATAAAATTTGGGTTTTAAGTAAAGATAAATAGTGATAGAATAATTCATGCTTCAAAAAATACAATTTAAGTCTGGTTTTAATAAAATGGTCACAGCTTCCGGAGCTGAAGGACAGTGGATTGATGGTGATTTTGTTAGGTTTAGATATGGACTTCCTGAAAAAATAGGCGGTTGGTCACAGCTTACCACTTCTAATCATACTTTACCAGGAGTAGCTAGATCGCAACACGCGTGGACTTCTATAGCAGGAGAAAAATATGTAGCTATAGGAACTTCTCAAGGGTTATTTTTATATTATGCAAATTCTTTTTATGACATTACTCCATTAGATACAGCAATTACAGGAGCTACTTTTGATGCTACAACAGGTTCCGCAACGGTCACTGTTAATAAAATTTCTCATGGTTTATTGGATGGAAGATATGTAACTTTTTCATCTGTTACTGTTCCTACAGGTTCTGGTTATGCAACATCTGATTTTGAAAATAATACATTTGAAGTAAAAAATAAAACTTCTAATACATTTGATATTATTATGCCTTCTAATTCAGCCGGCACTACTTCAGGAACAGGGTCAGCTCAAATTGATCCCTATATACTGGTAGGTCCAACTTTTCAAACTGCAGGTTTTGGTTGGGGTACAGATACTTGGAGTTCAAGCACGTGGGGCACTGCAAGTGCAACTAGTAACGTGATTTTAGATCCAGGTATATGGAGTCTTGATAATTTTGGTCAAATATTAATTGCAACCATTCGTAATGGAGAAACTTTTACTTGGGATGCCGGAGCCGTGGCAGCTAGAAGTGTAAGAGCAACTATTATGTCAGGTGCTCCTACAAAAACAATATTAACTCAAGTATCTGACAGAGATAGACATTTATTTCATTTTGGAACGGAAACAACCATTGGTAGTCCAACAACTCAAGACCCAATGTTTATAAGATTTTCCAATCAAGAAGATTATACTACATATCAACCAACAGCTACCAATACTGCAGGTACGTTTAGATTAGACAAAGGTAATGAAATTGTTGGAGCGGTGTCAGGTAAAGATTATACTTTAGTATTAACCGACACTTCAGCATATGTTATTCAATATGTAGGCCCACCATTTACATTTTCTGTTCGTCAAGTAGGAACCAATTGCGGATTGATTGGTCAAAATGCTTTGAGCTATTCTAATGGTAATGTGTTTTGGATGTCAGGTGAAGGTAGTTTCTTCGTATATGATGGAACTGTAAAAGCTATGCCTTGTTCTGTAGAAGATTTTGTATTTACTACAACGGGAAACAATTTAGGAATTAATTATAACTCTAGTCTATTAATTTATTGTGAACACAATACTTTATATAATGAAATTAATTGGTTTTATCCTGCTTCAGGATCCGAACAAATTAATAGATGTGTAACATTTAACTATGGGGAAAATTGTTGGACTACTTCTTCATTAGCGAGAAGTTCTTATATAGATCAAGGTGTTTTTGATTTACCTTATGCTACACAATATAATAAAACAGCAACACCTAATTTTCCGATTCAAGGTATTACCAATAAATATGGTGCTTCTACTTATTACGAGCATGAAAAAGGAACTGATCAAGTTAATAGCACTGGCACAACATCCATTGATGCCTTTATACAATCGGGCGATTTTGATATTACGAATTCTGGTAATACAGCTAATCTTCAAGGAGATGGTGAATTTATTATGTCGATGAAACGATTTATTCCTGATTTTAAAGTATTGACAGGGAATTCAAAAATAACTTTATTATTAAATAATTATCCAAGTCAGACAGCTGTTAGTTCTCCTCTTGGTCCCTTTACAATTAATTCATCCACCGATAAAATAGATACTAGAGCAAGAGGAAGGTTACTTGCTATTAAAATTGAAAATGATGCTACAGGAGAAACGTGGCGTTATGGTACTTTACGTGTAGATATTCAACCAGATGGAAAAAGATAATGGCTAAGATAAGTAGTTACATACCAGAACCAAAACAAGAATATGATGTAGAAAATCAAAGACAGATTTTACAAGCCATAGATACAATTAAAAACGAATTAAATTTTTCTTTTCAAGATGATTTAAAAAAAGAAACAGAAAGATTTACTTGGTTTAGTATGAGG